TTATACCAAGCAAGTTAAAGCAGCGTCGGTCATTAACAACGGCTTCTCGTCTAGCTACCCCGGTGGCGATGGCGTTGCTCTGTTCTCGACTGCACACCCACTAGTATCTGGTGGCACCCACAGCAACACGCCGACAACTCAGGCCGACTTGAACGAGACTTCCTTGGAACCCGCCGTTATTCAGATCGCTGCTTGGACTGACGAACGTGGTCTGTTGATTGCTGCTAAGCCACGTAAACTAATCATCCCATCGGCGCTGCAATTCGTTGCGACCCGTCTGTTGGAAACCAGCCTGCGTGTTGGTACTACCGACAACGATATCAACGCGTTGAAGAACAACGGTTCGATCCCTGAAGGCTACACGATCAACCACTTCTTGACCGACAGCAATGGTTGGTACCTGACCACTGACGTGCCTAACGGCTTGAAGCACTTCGTTCGTACCCCGTTGCAAAACGGCATGGACGGTGACTTCGACACCGGTAACGTGCGTTACAAGTCTCGTGAGCGTTACAGCTTCGGCTGGTCTGATCCATTGGGTATCTTCGGATCGCCCGGTTCGGCCTAAGCTCTAGCAGCTGACGATGTTCCCGAAACAAACTTCGGGAACATAAAAGGGCTCCTTCGGGAGCCCTTTTTTACGTCTATACTTTCCTAGTTAGCGGTATATCGGGTTAGCGCCGGTACGCTCTACCCTCCAAGGGGTAGTTTCATAAACACTGCTTTATGTGGGCCGCTAACACCTTATTGCACCTACCCAAGAATAGTGGTATATTGAGCCATCTGGGACTTCCAGTGCGCCAAACTGCCCCAGCAGACGACATACCGATTGACGCACTTAGCTTGTATGTAAGGAAACACATCATGGGATTCGCAACTCACCTCGGCCCTTGGCTGCTCGGCACCGTTAAAAATACCACCGGCACTACTGCTGGCACTATCCAGAATATGGGTAACACGGTTGTTAATCAGTCTACAACCGTTGCATTTGGTACTTTGACAGGAACCGCTTTTGTCCTGCCTGCTGGTGCACAAATTACCCACGTAACCATTGTTACCACTACTGTTTTTAGTTCTGCGGCAACACTCAAGTTGAGTATTGGCGGCGTGGATTTCACGACTACGGGCACCATCACCAACGTAGGCGGCGTCAATTTGAACGCTAATGCAACTACCCCCGGTGGCTGGCTGAACGTAGGCGCTACTGATGCCATCGTGACATACACCATGACAGGTACGTCGCTGACTACTGGCGCGGCAACCGTGTTCATCATGTATGCAGTCAAAGGCTCCGACGGCGCAGCTTACCCAACGGCTACTCAGCAGTAATTGATCTCAGGGGCTTCGGCCCCTCATTTTTAGGAGACTGATTATGGCTAAGCAGACTAACTACAGTCCCACGTTCCCGATGTATCCGGGTGGGGCTGCTACGTTCACAAACAGCGACACGGACAATCTCCCCACGCCTAGCGTAATCTATATTGGCGGTGCTGGTAACGTAAAAGTTACTACAGCTCAGGGTGATGAGGTAGTGTTTTTAGGGTTGTTGGCTGGACAAGTAATCCCCGTACAGGTTATTCGCGTATGGTCTACTTCAACCACAGCCACTAACTTGCTACGCATCTACTAGCATGATCGCAATCAAGTTCACTATAAGCCAACCCGACGGCTCATATAGGTTTTCGGATGCCTTGTATTTGGCCGACGACCACGGCCTGACTGACACTGAAATTGAGGCCATGAAGCAGGCTCGGTACGACAAGTGGTACGATTTCATCATTAACCCGCCGCCTGTGGTTGACGAACCGGTTGTGGTTGACGAACCGGTTGCGGAGTAATCATGGCAGACAGATACTGGGTTGGTGGGACGGGAACATGGAACACTTCATCTACCACTAATTGGTCTGCATCTTCTGGTGGCGGTTCTGGAGCGTCCGTTCCAACCGCTGCGGATAACGTAATTTTTGACCAAGCTGCCACTTATACCGTCACTTTGACGGGAGTATTGGCTTGTTTGAGTATTACTGTCTCAGCAGGCACAGTAACTTTTTCCAGCACTGGAACACTGGCTGTCAGTGGCTCCATGTCTTTAGTCGCGGCAACTGTGTGGAGTGCTACCGGCACAATTACGTTCAACTCCACTTCCACCGGAAACACGGTTACTACTAATGGGGTTACTATGAGTAACTCTATGACTTTTAACGGTGTTGGTGGTAGCTGGCAACTTCAAAGTGCTTTAACGCTTGGTTCTACACGGTTAACTACGTTAACTAATGGCACGCTTGATCTAAACAACTACACGCTAACCACAGGAATTTATGCTGGTACGGGTAGTGGAGTACGTAGTCTTTTGTCTTATGGTGTTCCAATTGTACTGACAGGCAGCTCAACGGCAGGGAACACACTTAACATAATTGTGGTTGGTACATCTACAAACTTTACTGTAGATACACGACCTACATTTAATTTAACTAGCAGTCCAGTTGCTACGGCTGGGACTCGAAATATGTCTTGGGGCGGCGGCACAAACTTTGCGGCACTCGCAAATATTAATGTGACCAATGGTAGTGATACAGTTACTAGTTCTGGGACTAGTTCTTTCAACAACATAACCTTTTCAGGTACTTTTACCGGTACTTGGGGTAACTTTACTCGCTTTATTTACGGCAGTCTTACTTTTAAAACAGGAATGACCGTAGCTTCTGGAACCTCGCTAAACACTTTCAACGGGGTAGGTAGTCAAACTATTACTACTGTTGGTTTTACGCTAGATTTCCCCATTACGTTTAACGGCGTTGGTGGCACGTGGGCTATGCAAGACGCTTTGACTATGGGGTCAACGCAAGCATTAACAATGACCAATGGGACTTTACAGTTAAAGTCTGGAACAACAAATACTGTGGGTTCGTTTGCTACTTCAGGTACAAACCAAAAGTACTTGCAGAGCACCACACCGGGGGCACAAGCCACCTTGAGCGCGGCAAGTGGAACCAACACAGTAAGCTACTTGACGATCCAAGACAGTAACGCTACTGGCGGCGCTACTTGGAGTGCTTTATCGTCCAGCATAGACGCAGGTAATAACACAGGCTGGATTTTTTCACCTTCTGATGTTGGTTTTGGAACAGGTAACGGTGGCACTTGTTTTGGCTTTGGGTTTAGGATTTAATTATGGCAAAATCACCCGCATGGACACGCAAAGAAGGCAAGAACCCCGAGGGCGGCTTGAACGCCAAGGGGAGAGCTTCAGCCAAAAAACAAGGCATGAACTTGAAGCCTCCCCAGCCGGAAGGCGGCAGCAGGCGCGACTCTTTCTGTGCAAGAATGTCTGGAATGAAGAAGAAGCTTACCAGCGAAAAAACCGCCAAAGACCCGAACTCGCGTATCAACAAGAGCCTTAAGGCGTGGAAATGCTGACATGACTGACTACCACGACACCCTTAAAAACACCATCGACGTACTTGCTCCGTTGGCAGCAATTGGGTCCTTCCTTGAGGTTATTTCACCCGTGTTTGGCCTTATAGGAGCAGTACTTGCAGTTATGCGCATCGCCGAAATGGTGACGGGCAAAGACTTTGTTGATCTAATTCGGAAGAAGAAAGATGCCGAGTAGCTCAAAAAAGCAGCACAACTTCATGGCTGCAGTCGCTAACAACCCCTCTTTTGCTAAGAAGGCAGGGGTCCCTCAGTCTGTAGGTAAAGACTTTACAGCGGCAGACAAAGGTATAAAAATACCCAAGTCTGGAGCACGAGCCGACCTTCAGAAAATCAACAGCCCTAAGACCAATCAGGGTAGAAACGAACTCTTTAAAGAAGGTGGTAGCACTATGAAAGACGATACCAAACAAGACAAGGCCATGATTAAGAAAGCCTTCAAGCAGCACGACATGCAAGAGCACAAGGGCGGCAAAGGCACAAACTTGAAGCTGGCCAAAGGTGGTAAAGCTAAGCGCTTTGATGAGGGTGGTGAAGTCGAAATTGGCGATCCGAACCCGGCCCCTAAGATCGAGAGTTCGGAACTACCCCCAATGTCCGAAGAGCAGCCTGCGGCCAAGCCCAGCTCATTTAAGGACGCTTTCGCTGCTGCTCGTAAAGGCGGCGAGAAAACCTTTGAGTACAACGGCAAAAAGTACACCACTGAGCTGGCCAGCGCACCTGCTAAAAAAGCGCCCACGACCAGCGGTCCGGGACGTACCACTACCCCCGTACGTAAGTTGGTGCAAGAGACCATGGCTGACCGTGCTGAAGGGTATGGCAAGAAGCGCGCTGCTGCCCGCGCCGCTGACACTGCGGCTTCCGCAGCCAAAGAATCTACTGCGGCTGAGACCGCACGCTTACGTCAGCGTAATATGCCCGCCAGTAAGTTCGACGCTAGTAAAGTGGATTCAAAAACACTGCTACCCAAGAAAATGGCTTCTGGTGGTTCAACCGGTTCGTTCCGTTCTTCGGCTAACGGTATCGCCCAACGGGGCAAAACTCGTGGAAAGATGTGCTAATCATGGCTGACGTTAAATACCCCAAAGATATGCCGGTCGACGAGCCAGTGACCAAGAAAAAGTCTGCCCCT